TTACATACTATCAATTATCTGGAAATCAACCAGACCAGAACATAAATATCGGTGGTGGTTCTGGAGGCCTAGCATTTTTGTTAAATCCAGAAACAAACAATGGATATTACTTTGAAATTGTTGCACTTACTGAAGATAACATAAACTCATATCTTAAGGTTGATGAAAATAATAATGCACAATTTTCAGTAAACAATGTTGTATTCTATAAAATTAAAAAAGACTCTTCCAACTCAGATGCAATACCAGTAAAACTTTGGGGCGGACTATCAAAGATTATTGTTGATGATGGAAAGTTTACTGGGCAGCAAAGACTTGCTGGAGAAGAAAATTCAACGGTATATGATTTATCAGTAGAATATATTGACATAGGTAATACTAGAAGATTCTATCTATATATAAACAACCAACTAATAAAGGTTGTAGACGACACAGATCCACTTCCAACATACAACAATATGGCACTGTTTGTCCGTGGTTCTTCAAAATGTATGTTTGAAAACATTTATGCTCTATCTAAAAACTACAGCCAAAATACAGTATTTACTGTAAATGAAACTTTAAGTCAGGTCTTTGGAGACAAAGATGTTGATGTTACAGAATCATTTAGAAAGTATGCAATGAGCGGGGTTGTTCAGTCAACATATCTATCTGGAATTAGTGCACAGCAACCACCAAAGTATGACATGTATTTTGAAGAGTTTGGTTCTATTATGCGTGAGTGTGCATATTTTGACATTAAGTATGATCGTGCATACCCAGCACTTTATGCAAAACTTTCACCAACCTTTAATAATATAAAAGGATACACAACCTCTGGATTTTATGCAGACTCATATGGTGCAGAATTTTTAATCTTTAACTCAACAGACAAAGCCTTAAACCTAGATGAAACAACTGGAAACTTTTTAAGAATTCAAGGAATTACATTTACACAAGATACAACGCATGAACTAACCGTAGATGAATTCTTTAAGAAGCGTGGCAATCTATCTGACCCAGAACTAGTTGGAAGCACACTAACATACTCTCCATTGGTTGAAAAATCAAGATATGATGAAATAAAGTTAAGTAGACTAACATATGGAAAAAATGAGTTTAGTATTGATAGTCCTTATATTCAAACACAAGATGATGCAGATGCAATGATGAACTGGATTATAAATAAGTTAATGGTACCTAAAAAATCTGTTGGAATGAATATATTTAGCATTCCAACTTTACAACTTGGAGACATTGTAACCATAAACTACAAAGATTCTTCTGGCTTAGATTTAGTTTCTAAAGATTCTTCTAGATTTGTAGTTTATAATATAGAGTATCAAAGATCAGAAAGTGGACCAAACATGACAATCTATTTGAGTGAGGTTTAAAATGACAGTATCTCCAGTTCCACAAACTCCGTCAAACGCAGCAGTAGTAACGGCATACTCTACACCCCCAACAAAGACTGCGCCAATAGACACTGTTCTTTTTGATGATCAGTCTATGTCTGTAGAAATTATGACAGATTTAATATTTGAAGATATTGGTGGCCATGAATTGCTAAGTGTTTCTAGAAACGACATTATAAATGGGCAAAGAGTGTCTTATTCACCAATTAAAAATCTTGGATTGGTACAGCAAAGATATAACCCAAATAATATTTTAAGGCTACAGTCTACCTCAGATACATATTTTGCTAACTTTGCAATTAAGTTTGAAGAAAAGGTTCCTCTTGAAGGAAACGGGGTTAATGGTGAAAATGTTTATATTGAAGAGGCAACTGGAGATTTAATTATTGAGACTGTTAATATGAATAATGATGAACAGATAGAGGTTCAAATCGCCATAAATGGTACAATATATGAAGCGAACTTTGGAGAGACTGTATCATGATTACAAATAAAGGCAAGAGTATAATCGGAAAATATATGCTAGGGCAGGCTCCTGCCTATGCTTCATATCTTGCAGTTGGCTGCGGTCCACAGCCATTACAGACAGAAGATGTTGCCGATGACTTTGCAACAAAAACAAACCTAGATTTTGAGATGTTTAGAGTACCAATTTCCTCTAGAGGTTTTATAAATGAAAACGGTATTGACAAGATAGTCCTAACAGCAGAACTACCAACAGAAGAAAGATATGAAATAACAGAGGTAGGTCTATACTCTGCAGGATCAAACCCCTCTGCTGGCGCTAACGACAGTAAAACTGTATTTTCTTTTGCACAGGGAGAAACTTGGATTCATCATACGGCCAGTGCAGCAACAGCAATACCAACAATATCTTCACCCCTAGATGATCCAGAAGATGATAATGTTATTGCAACAGATGGTGTGTTTCAAACAAATGCAGATAACTCTATTTTTTATAAAACAAATCGTCTTGAAAGATATGAACGTGCAAGATTTTTAAATAACACTATATTGATTCAGGGGGACGATTCAGATTTAAGTTTAGACGGAGGTGGTTCTGGTGGAGTTGACCATATAGTTGTTGAGCCTGGATCAAACCATATACACTTAACTGCACCAAATGTTGATTTTTCTAAAAACTCTCCAACAGATGAGTTAAGACTTGCATTTTCTTTAGTTAATAAAGATGGAGACTCAGTAGCAGTTCCAGACACGATTAGATTATTAGTTGATTTTGCAGGCACGGACGTTGCAGAGCCAGATGTCTATGCAAGGTTTGAAGTTGACATTGAGAATGGTTTTGATGGATACGATTTTGAAACAAACAGATACTTTGTAGTAAAGAAGCAATTACAAGAACTTTATACAACTCAAAACTTTACTTGGGAAGCCGTCACTGTTGTTAAGATTTATGCCTGTGTTATTGATACTGGAATTAGTGGTGGACCTCTTCCATCTTCTGATTACTATATTGCATTAGACGCTATGAGACTTGAAAACATTGCAACAACAAATCCACTGTATGGTTTGACTGGTTACTCAGTTATTAAAAATGATACTTCTGCAACTATTATTAAATCACCAAATACAAGCAATTATATTGAATTTAGATTTTCTATTGGTGTAACCTAATGGCTGATGCAAATATTAAAAAAACAAGAATTTTAAAATCATCATTGCCACCAGTTGATTTTGATACTTTAAAATATAATACAAGATATAGGGTTATTTCTGAAGATAAAAACAGAACATCACACTGGTCTCCAATATATAACTCCAATGGTACTAGTGTAGTTGGAACAACTGGCGCACTTTCAATAAGTGAGGAAATAATTACAGCAGTATGGGGAGATGAAAACCTTCATCCAGAATATGATGTATTTGTTAGTTTTGATGGAAACTCATTTTTTTGGCACGGTACATCGGCAGTTCATTCATATTCTTTTTTAAATGAAGGAACAACAACTGTACGTGTAAAAATACAACTAGCGTCATCTAAAAAGCAAATAAAGGCAGGATTAGGAATCTTTGATTCTGGATCACAACCTTTGATATAATCTAATAGGAGGAATAAAATGGCAAAAGTACCACTACCAGAAAGAGGGCAACCTCTTGATGTTACATATATTTATCAGTTAGCAGAGGCAGTAAATGACCTTTCTACTTCTATTTCTGATGCAACGTATAACTATACAGATGTTGACGTAGTTGGAGCAGAAAAAAAGAGTCTAAAAACTTCAGACACAAAGTTTGTTGGTAAGTATAAGTCTATTGCAAACAATGAAACAGTAACTGCTGGCCAAGAAAAAACATACTCTGTAACATTTTCTAACTTTAAATTTCCTCCAATTGCAACTGCATCAATTGTAAACATAAGCGGAACAACTGCTGGATCAAATACAAGCGTTGTAATAACTTCTATTACAACTTCAGAGGTTCAGTTTATTGTAAAGTTTGGAACTTCTGGAACAGCATCAGTTGGCGTTAATGTTATTGCAATTGGTGTACCAAACTAATATGACATGTAAAAGATGCGAAGGAAAAATGTTTGTTGATAGAATACATTCAAACATAGATCACCTAGAAACATATTGTGTAAAGTGTGGAAACAGAAAATTTTATCATCCACCTAGCGAATCTGTGGAGGGAAAATGGTTACTGCAAAAGGAAAAATTCAGAGCGAAACATATAATAGCGAACCTGTAATTTCTGGCGGTAAAAAGATATGGTTCCTTAATGGAGACTTAGTAAGACTTCATCACAGTTCTAGATCAACAGGTATGGTAACTGTTTATAATATTAACAAAGATAGATTAGAGACTTGTCTCCGTTCTGATTTTAGAAGAAATAGAAAAAGAGCATATACAGTTGCAGAGACTGCTAAGTTAGTTAATCGTCACAGAAAATATATGCCAAGATTAATAAAACGAGGAGTGATTCCTCCACCAGTTGGATCTAGCATTGATGGTAAAACAGGTTTTCAAATAAGAGCATACTACTCAGAAGATCACGTTAGAGAGATTTGTGCTATACTTTCAACTATACATATTGGACAGCCAAGAAAAGATAAATTAATAACAAACAACATGACTCCTACAAGCCAAGAGTTGACAAGGCGAATGGGAGACGGTATACTTACATATACGAAGACAGAAGATGGACG